GTTTGATTACACTATCAATAGGATAAAAATAAAATGACAGAATATAAAATTCTAAAACTACAAAGTGGTGAAGAAATTATTTGTGATGTTATTTCTAAGGAACATCCTAGAACCTTTGAAATCAAATCACCCCTAAAAGTAAACGTGCTACCAAAGGTTACAAAATACGGAATTGAAGAATCTATCAGTCTACAACGATGGATACACTTCTCTCACGAAAATGTCTATAATATTGATAAAAATAAGGTGATGGTTATTACACAAGCTTCTTCGGGCCTATCAAAGTTTTACGAACATTGTATTACTATGATGGACAAAGAAGGTGATTTGACAGCAAGGGAAAGAGAACCTACTGATTACGAACTTGATGAGATTGAATCAGAGGAATGGGATGAGGATTACGGAGAACCTGTAACAAGGACTCTACATTAAATCTATTCATTCTCAAACCCTACATAGCTAATATACCAAGTTGTCAAGAGATTAGCAAGAGATTTTTTAAAATATTTTAAATAAATTAAGCTCTTGACTTATCTGTGTAAATCTGTATAATGGTTAATAGTTGCATAAAATAAAACAGCAACGACAATGTGGAGTTAATATGGCTAAAAAGAAATCTGGTGCTCATTATGTTAATAACAAAGAGTTCCTAGAGGCGATGAAAGAATGGAAAGAGCGATGCAAAGAAGCAGAAGCACTTGGTGACCCACAACCACCAGTAACCAATTATATTGGAGAATGCTTTCTTAAAATTGCAAATCACCTATCTTACCGTCCAAATTTTATAAATTATACTTATAGAGATGAGATGATATCTGATGGTATTGAGAACTGTCTACAATATTGTAGTAACTTCAATCCAGAGAAATCAAACAATCCTTTCGCTTATTTTACGCAAATTATCTATTATGCGTTTATTCGTAGGATTCAGAAAGAAAAAAAACAGCAACATGTGAAACATAAGATTATTGAAAACATGAATGTTGACATTCTTATGGATGGTGACAGTGAACAAGGTGTGTATGTAGAATATCTACAGAAGAACTTCTTACCACCAGAGGCAGTTTACAAACCCAAAAAGAAAACCAAAAAAGAACCTAAAGGTCTTGAAAAATTTTATGATGATACAGGTGAAGAGATAATAGATGAAAATAGCGCTGATAACTGATACCCACTTCGGCGCCCGTAATGACAACTTAGCTTTCAACGAATACTTTTATGAGTTTTGGGAGAATACATTCTTCCCATATATAAAAGAAAAGGGGATTGACACTGTTATTCATTTGGGCGATGTTATGGATAGACGAAAGTTTGTATCTTATAAGATAGCACAAGACTTTCGTAAAAGATTTATTCAAAAGTTTGTAGATGAAGGTGTTACCTTACATATGCTTGTGGGTAATCACGATACATTTTACAAGAACACTAATGATGTTAACTCTCTTGCAGAACTTGTTGAGGGTAGATATCCAAAGATGTTTGTTTACCCAGAAACTGCTACTGTTGAGTTTGATGGTACACCTATTTGTTTTATTCCTTGGATTTGTCCAGATAATTATGGACACACAATGGAACATATCAAAAGCACCAAAGCACAAGTTGCTATGGGACACTTAGAAATCAATGGTTTTGAAATGCACGCTGGACACTTTGCAGAAGGTGGGTATGACAAAGGTTTCCTAAACAAATTCGATACAGTATTCTCTGGTCACTTTCATAAGAAGTCTGATGATGGACAAGTTTTCTATCTAGGCAACACTTATCAAATGACATGGAGTGATGATGGTTGTCCTAAAGGTTTTCATATATTTGATACGTCTACAAGAGAACTAGAACGTATTGTCAATCCATATACAATATTTCAGAAAGTATATTATGATGAGAGTACTACAGACTACACACAGTTTGATGTATCTCAATTAGAGAATAAGTTTGTAAAAATTATTGTAGTTAATAAGAAAGACTTCTATGCATTTGATAGATTTATTGATAAGGTTCTTGGAGAATCTGGAGCCCATGAGGTAAAGATTGTAGAGGACTTTAGTGAATTAGATGCAGAGAATGTTGATGATACTATTGTAGAAAATGCAGAAGATACCATGACTTTGTTGGAAAGGTATATTGATGAATTGGATGTAACACTAGATAAGAACAGACTAACAAACATGATGAAATCTTTATATCTTGAAGCGAGTGATTTAGAACTGTAATGATAATATTTAAAACTGTACGTTGGAAGAACTTTCTTTCAACAGGAAATCAATTTACTGAAATACAGTTGGATAGAAGTCCAACTACATTAATTATTGGAGAGAATGGCGCTGGTAAAAGTACTATTCTTGATGCTCTTTGTTTTGGTTTGTTCAATAAACCATTTCGTAACATTGCAAAGAAACAACTAGTAAACTCTGTCAATAACGGTAGTTCAGTTGTTGAAGTAGAATTTAGTATTGGTACTAAAGAGGTAAAGGTTGTTCGTGGTATCAAACCTAATGCATTTGAAGTATATGTAAATGGCAATATGATTAATCAAGATGCGAATGCTCGTGATTATCAGAAACATTTAGAACAACAGATTATGGGACTGAACTATCGTTCTTTCACACAGGTTGTTATTCTAGGTTCTTCTACTTTTGTACCATTCATGCAACTACCAACTAAGGCAAGGCGTGAAGTGGTAGAAGATATTCTAGACATTAAGATATTCTCATTGATGAATTTCTTATTGAAGAATAAAACAAAAGAACTAAATGAAGAAACTCGTAATGTAGATTACAATTTTGATTTGACTAAAGAAAAGGTTAAACTACAAGAGAAGTTTATCAAAGAAGTAGTTAATAATAAATCAGAGATTATTGCTGAGAACCAACAAAAGGTACATGATAATCAATTTACTATTAATGCAAGGAAAGAAGATATCCTAGCACTTGAACAGGATAAGAATAACCTCTCTTATAATGCAGAAGAACAAGCAAGACTAGAAGATAAGATTCAGAAACTTAGTAAAACCGAAGCAGCACTTCAAAACAAGAGGAGTAACCATGAACGCCAGATTCAATTTTTCCAGACAAACGATGAATGCCCGACTTGCGAACAGTCGATTACAGAATCAACAAAGCAGACGCAGACAGAACGTAGAAACGAAAAAGTCAGAGAACTTGAAAGAGCAATCGGAGAACTTGAAGAACTCGAAAACGGAGAAAAGTCTAAACTAGATGTTATCATATCAAATCTAGAATCTATTCGTAAACATGATGTAGAGATTGCAAAGATTCGTGCATCTATTAAAGAGATGGAATTATTTAACGAGAAGTTAAAGAAGGATATTGAGACATATGAAAGTGGACAAATATCAGAAGAAGATAAAGAGAAACTTGCAAAACTTAAAGGACAGATTGAACTGATTGAAGAGCAAAAGTCTAAGTTAACAGAAGATAAGTTTTACATTGATGTTGCTCGCAATCTATTACAAGACACTGGTATTAAGACAAAGATTATCAAACAGTACTTACCGATTATGAACAAGTTGGTAAATACATATCTTTCGTCTATGGACTTCTTTGTTAACTTTAACATTGATGAGAACTTTAACGAAACAATTAAGTCTCGCTTTCGTGATGAGTTTTCTTATGCATCATTCTCTGAAGGTGAAAAGATGCGTATCGACCTTGCATTGCTATTTACATGGAGAGCAATTGCAAAGATGAAGAACTCTACTAACACCAATCTATTAATCCTTGATGAGATATTTGATTCATCTTTGGATGGTACTGGTACAGATGATTTCTTAAAGATTCTAAACACATTCCATGACCAAAACGTATTTGTCATTTCTCATAAACAAGATATGCTGTTTGACAAATTCAGAAGTGTAGTTAAATTTGAGAAGGTGAAAAACTTCAGCAGAATAGCAGGAGATTAATATGATATACAAACTACTAGAAGCATCAAATCCTTTATTAAGGATGCAACTTCCCGAAACATCGGCAGAAGAAATAAAAGAAAAACATGACTTGACAATGCAAGAATTGTTTGATAATCTAAAGGGTACTATGGCTGCAACAGGGGGTATTGGACTCTCTGCAAACCAGTGTGGTTTACCTATTCGTGCATTTGTAATGTACACCAACTTTGAGGAAAAGAAAGCCACCTTATTCCTCAACCCCAAAATAACATGGGAGTCAGAGGAAACCTCGACATTCACAGAGGGCTGTTTGACTTACCCATTCCTATTCCTTAACCTATCACGACCAAGTCGATTGAAATACACATATACTGATATTGATGGAAATACCCAAGAAAGTCAGTTTAGTGGATTGAGTGCTAGAGTGTTCCAACATGAGTACGACCATATGGAAGGTAAGAACTTTACTATGCTCGCATCTAAACTCAAGTTAGATATGGCAGTCAAGAAAGCAAGGAAAAAAATCAAAAAAATCTAAAAAATGCCTTGACTTTGTTCTTAAAACAAAGTATACTATGCTAGTAATGATGAGAAAAGGGATGAAATTGGATACAAAATTAATTTTAAATTTGTTTCAAAAACATCTTGACTTTTGTTCTGAAAACGTATATAATGAATATACAAACTGTGAAAATAACTAGGAGAAATATATAATGGCACACGAACTTGAAATGGTAAATGGTGAAGCACAAATGGCATATGTCGGGAATGTTCCTTGGCATGGACTAGGTACTAAGGTTGAACATGACCTTACGCCAGGCGACTTCCAAAAGGTTGCTGGACTTGATTGGACAGTAGAGAAACAACCCCTAACAACTGCGACAGGTATTCCTATCAAAAATAAGGAAGCACTTGTTCGTACATCTGACAACTCTGTATTAGACGTTGTTGGAACTGGATGGAATCCAGTACAGAATTCAGAAGCATTTGAATTCTTCCACGATTATGTGATGGCAGGTGACATGGAAATGCACACTGCTGGTTCACTTAAAGATGGACAAATGGTTTGGGCACTTGCAAAGACAAAAGAGTCTTTTGAGTTGTTCAACGGTGACCAAACAGATAACTACTTTCTGTTTACTAACCCACACCAGTTTGGTAAATCTATCAATATTCGTATGACACCAATTCGTGTTGTATGTAATAACACTCTTACATTGTCTTTATCACAAAGTTCTGATAAGATGGTTACGGTAAATCACCGTAAAGCATTTGACCCAGATATGGTTAAAGAACAAATGGGTATTGCTCGTGAGAAGATGGAACAATACAAATCAATGGCAGAATTCCTTGGTGGAAAACGTGCTACTGGTGACAATGTAATCCAGTACTTCAATGAAGTATTCGGTGCGCCTGCAAAAGCGAAAGAAGATGGAGTTCTTCCTTTCACTTCTCGTAATGCTAAAATTGCGATGGAAAACCTAAACACTCAGCCTGGTGCAAACTTTGCCCAAGGTTCATGGTGGCAGGCATTTAACTCTGTTACTTACATGACAGACCACTTGCAAGGTCGTGAAGGTGATTCACGTTTGCAGTCTGCATGGTACGGACGTAACCGTAAAGTAAAACTCAACGCTTTAGATAAAGCACTTGAGTACGCTGAGGCGGCATAAAAAAACTTAACGAAAGGGGTTGAAACGCCCCTTTCGGATACCTATATAATATGGGTGCAGTTCGTAAGTCGTCCAGTTGTCACAAACGGAACACCTACTCTGTGACACAAATTTTGGGTTTTGGTAGTTTCCCTCACAAAAAACTACCATTTATAAATATATTTGATATGCCGATTATCGGGTATCGAATTAATCTTGCTTAATAAAGGAGAAAACTATGGTAAGCATAAACACAGTAGAGAACCCTTTCGATAGGGTCAAAACTTATTCTATCGGTTTTGATAGAATGTTCAACACTCTCTTTGACGAGAGTTTTGTTCCCACAACAAACTATCCCCCTTACAATATCGTAAAGACATCGGATGAAAAGTATGTAATTGAAATTGCAATTGCTGGTTTTTCTAAGAACGATATTGAGATTGAGACAAAAGAGAATACTCTTACAGTAAACTCTAAATCTCGTCCAGAAGGTGATGATGATAAAGAGTACATCCACAGAGGTGTATCTGCACGAACTTTCAAAAAGGCATTTAGTCTTGCTGAAGATGTGTTCGTACAAGGTGCGACATTTGTGAATGGAATGTTGTGTATCGAACTTGAACGTATCGTTCCAGAGGAAAAGAAACCTAAAACGATTAAAATCAAGTAATTTACTGTGGGGGGAAAAATCTCTTGACAATCCCCCCATTTTAGTGTATGATGTGTATTAATCATCAAATTACTGGTGATTGAATTTTAATAATGGAGATAATATGGCTAGAAAAGCACTAACTAAAAGAGAAAAGACCCTAAGACTATTACAAACTGGTAAGAACGTCACATGGGAAACTCTTAGAACTAAACTCGATTTGACATCACCTAGAGCAATGATTGACACGCTGAGAAGCGAAGGCAACTGTATCTATGTGAATACTTTCAAAGGCAAAACTGCATATAGAATGGGTGAACCATCTAAAGGTGTAATTGCTGCTGGACTTAAAGCATTATCGGGTACTGATTACTCTTACTCAAGCTAATCAATCTGCGGTGGGGGGTTCGCCCCCCATCCAACTTATAGGATGTACAATTTGAAAAATATTGATTACAAATATTCAGAAGATAGGATTCTGAAAGAATTGCAAGTATACATTGATAAGACATACTCTGCACACTACTCACAAAACAAGTTTCAGGCCACGGAGTTTATTATGGACTCTGGACATGGCGAAGGTTTTTGTATCGGGAATATATTAAAGTATAGTCAACGGTACGGAAAAAAAGACGGCAAGAACAGAAATGACTTGCTAAAAGTAATCCATTATGGTATAATGGCACTACACAATCACGATATAAATGGAGATAAATGATTATGCAACTTAGTAATGATACCAGAGATGTTCTAAAGAACTTCTCAACAATTAACCAAAATCTTTTGGTAAAATCTGGTAATGTGATAAACACAATGTCAGCGATGAAAAACATTGTGGCGAAAGCGACTATCCCAGACACATTC